TCTCCACCGTGGTTCGTTTCCCATCGTCCTTTTGCTTTTGAGTCTTCTCTTAATTTAACATCACCAAAAATCTGTTTGTAATCAGGAGAGTCAATAATATTACGAACCTTACTACCAAACCTCACGGCTAATTCTGTGTTATGCGAGACTTGCATAATCTTCATTTTTGGATACTTACCAATAACCCAAGCAGGGAAGTATACAGAAGCAAACTCAGATTTAGTATGTCTAGGGGGCATATTTATGACGAGCCTCCCTTTTTTATTTTTTGCAACTTCTGTAAACTCATTAGCTATAATCTGATGGTGCCCCCATTTTTTTGGGTCCCCTTCTTTTCTACAGATAAAATCAGGCCATACCTCCTGGACAAAATATAAAAAATTATCTTGGCATAGCTTAATGTGTTGTAAAAATAACTTCTCAACCTGCATTCTTAATTGATCGGTTGTCATTCCTTCGTATTTCATATGACCCTTATACACTAACTAGAATAAAATCGCAATATTTGCATGTCTATTACTTAGCCTTTAGTGCTGTATAAAACACGCAGCCCCCTATAACCTGATAAAAAAAAAGCCCGCCAAGATAGACGGGCTGTAATATGAGCCTTGTAAAATGCGGGGACTTGCACCCCGATAGGATTTAATCAAGCTTGTTTATATCTTTTAAGTAAGCTTGCTCTTGGTCATTGTAGTAATAAATTATTTGGCATTCTTTATTTAAATATGTATCGCTTATTTTATAAGCCAACATACTATCCATTGGAGTTCTTACAACTTCATTACCAAAATATAATTTATAATTGGGATTACCATTTACTGAGTTATCAAGTCTTTTGATTGCCGTTAGTTTTTTAATTGCGTTAAACATTTAACCCTCCTATTTAATCATTAATATAAAATAGACACAACCCGCACCACCAACTACACTTATAGCTAAGGCTAACGTCCAAATGGTTTCTATAAATAAATGGGTTGCATAATATAATTCGGTTATGGATATAAATGTACAAACTCCGCATAGTATAGCCAATAACCAAAATACTCCAAGCCAGAATATTCTTCTTCTTTTTTGCTGTCGTTCTTCTGCATATATATTGTTAAACATATTTTTTTCCTTTCTGGCGGGGCGTTAGCCCCGCCTGTTATTGGTTAGTCTTTATCGTTAAGAATACTGAAATACGTATTCATAGTATGTTGAGCATTTTGTAAGTTTACTTGGATATCTGATAACGTATCGAAGTGACCGTCCCCCAACATATCATCAATCTTTTCTAGGTCTTCACTATGCTCTAACTCCGCCATAACGTCATCCATTATATAGGTAGCTTCGTCAACAGCATTAATTGCTGTTTCAAAATCTTTAAGCATTGAGCCTAGTAAGACTTTTAATTTGTTTTTTGGTGTAGTCATAATTAAATCCTTTCTAAGTGTTTTAAATGTATTCATAATTAAATCCTTTCTGTTTGTTAATATGATATCATATTATCATGGGAATGTTATTAAGTCTACCTATATGTTGTATAGGAATATCCTATGACCATGGGACATGTTAAAGCCCCGCAGGGCGGAACAAAACGTGAACATATGTATACTGTTTGTTCTATATATATATATTAAGGTAAGAATAGCTATAGAGAATAGCTGTAGAGAATTACTGTAGAGATCTGGTAGAGAGTTAGGGGGGCCGAAGCCCCCTTGTTATTTATTTTGTTGGGTCGTTTTCAAGCGACTCTAACTTATGGTTATAATTTAATGCTTCTTTTAGCATACAATTAATTTGAAAAGCATGAGCGGAAAAATCTTTCTGCATTCCTATTAATCTTTTATGCAAAGATTTCATATCATCAATTAAGGATATAATCTTTTCGTCCAACTCTTCCTGACCATTCATGCCAGCGGAAGTGTGAATGGGATTGCTCATATTATCCCCTTTTATTTTTTGAGCCATAATAATCAGTTCCCCTAAAGATCTGATTTCGTCTTTTATATTTGTATTCATATTAAAACCCTTTCTGTTATGTTTAATATGTAATCATATTAGCATAAGATCATTATAAGATCAACCTATATGTTGTATAGGAATATCCTATGACCATAAGATACTATTATATATTATATAGGACTAAGCCCCGAAGGGGCGGAACAAAAATAGAACATTCCGTAGAGATTTGGTAGAGAGTAAGGGGGGCGTTAGCCCCCCTGATTATAATTAAGATTGGTCTCTTTGCTTATGTCTAGCGTCCCATATCTCTTTTAACTTTTCTCTATAGTTTTCCGCATCTTCTTTATTCCAAAATACGTGAATATTTTGTTGTTGGTATCTACTATCTTTAGTCCAGTATAACTTTTCAAAATACTCAACCAACTTTTTAAACTCAGTGACATTGTACCACTCAAGTGAAGGATCACCGACAAGGCTATGATCATCTACTATATATACCGTGTCCTCACCTTCTGGAAGTTGAAAGTGCCATTGTTTTTGTTTTTTAATAGTCATGTTAAATTCCTTTCTGTTATGTTTAATATGTAATCATATTATCATAAGATCATTATAAGATCAACCTATATGTTGTATAGGAATATCCTATTATCATAAGATACCTCAGGCCCCGCAGGGGCGGAACAAAACGTGAACAAAAAAAAATGTTTTTTTTACTTGTATTTTATTTTATCTTATGGTAATATGAGATCATATTAAACATAACAGAAAGGATTTAATATGAAATGTAGTTTATGTGAAGAAAAAATCGAAGCTCAAAAAACTCCAGAAGGAAAAGTTTTTTGGGAAGGCGGTCATAGTGCATGGCCGTTATCTGATGGCCGTTGCTGTGATCAGTGTAATAGTAATAAAGTTATTCCTGCAAGGATCTTTGGTCATGAGTAAACAGTTAAAGAGAATAAATGGTTTTAGCATCGCGAAGGGCGATGCTAATATCATGGTAAAGTTTATTAACACTGTAGAAATAAAAAAACAAGTTACTAATAGGTATAATAAATTAAGGCCTGCTATTATTCAGTTACTTAATAATTATAAGTGTAAAGATTTTAATTTGTTTTATAATGATACAGTTAAAAAAATAGTTACTAGTGAAAGGAATAATCCTGCTGTAGATCTTAAGAAGCTTGAAGAAAAGTATCCAGAAGCTTATAAAGAGTGCGTGAAGTATTCTAAGTCATTAGTAATCTCAGTCAAATAATATAAGGGGCTTCGGCCCCTTATTCTTTTTTATTTATTATTATTAATATATATATATTTTTTTTTATTATATGTGACCTAATAAAACGTAGAGATTCGGTAGAGATTCGGTAGAGATTAGGGTAGAGATTCGGTAGAGATTCGCTCAAAAAAAAAGGCTGTTAAAAAACAGCCTTTAATATTAAATAGCATATTGCTATTATTATAATAATTTTAATCATTTAATTTTTTCAATTATTATATTTGAGTCATTAAAATTATAACATGCCATACACTCTTTACATTTTTGATAACAATTAATATTTTTGTTGTCACGTGTGACAACATTAAAAACTTTATCAAAAAATTGAGGTACAGTATTTATAATTTTATCTTTTATTGGGTTGCTATATATTAAGATCATATTGCCAGGACGATTGACCTTAGATAAAACCTTTTTAATTATCGTTGCTCTTTTAGTGTATATAACTATTTTAGTATCTGGGTTTTTCTTAGCAATGTTAACAACGTTTAAAAAATGATTCTCGTTGTTTAGTTCGCCGTGTGAATTTATTCTTAATATAGTAGTGAATAATTTCGGCAATAGATCCCAATCAATTATATTGTTTAATCGCTCTAGATTTCTTTTAAATAAAGGGACGCAATTTTTTCTAAATGTTCTGAGCATACGTTGACTATAGCAACCCTTATCTTTTTTATTGCTACAGATAATATTTGGATTTTTACTATTAAACATCGCATTGCAAAAATCAATACTAGTCGTATCAGTATTTAATGAGTCTAGACCCAACATTTTGCCAGATCCTTTTGATATATGTAAATAACTCATAATTAAACCCCCTCATTATTAAAAGTGTCATCATAACTTGACTCAAATATTTCCGTCTTAAATTTGGCTTTCACTTGGTCATGGCAAGCGTCACACACATAACCGCAAGAATAACCGTTAGCGTCAATTAATTTGTAAACATCCTCATTTAAGTGAATATTTGCGGATGGTCGGCATTTTTTTATATTAGTCATTTTTAACCTTTCTGTTATTTAAAATATAATCTTATCATAGTGAGATCTTTAAACAAGTTTATTTTATCCGCTGCGAAAAAGAACAAAAGTGGTACAGTTCCCAGAGAAAAAAGAACAAAATAAGAACAAATCTGGCTTAAATTTACTTTAGAATGATTCTAATTAACTCTTCTATATTTTTGTTTTGTGATATGTGAATATAGGGTAGAGATTCACTATTCGGTAGAGATCTACTATCTGGTAGAGATTCACTATCTGGTAGAGATCCACCCTGAAGGGGTGGAACAAAACGTGAACATCCGTTCACCTCTGTTCTAGGTACACGGATCTTGAGAATTTCGAAGCCTTGCTCCAAGGTACACGGAACCAAGATGAAAACTTTGCCTCCAGATAAGATGTGTTTGATATGCCAATTAATTTGGTAGTTAGATAATCCTAAATTCTTACCCTTCTTTGATTTTAATTCTAACCAGAAACTCTGACCGTTTATTAAACAGTGAACATCAGGGATTCCCTGAATAGTAAGACTTTCTATTCTAGTTAAGTGCCAACGTTTATTGACCTTCTGTAATTGGTTCAGTTTTTTCCAAATAGAACTTTCTTTCATAACGGCAGTTTAAATTATTTTTTTATAAAATACAATTATTGTTGACATTCTTTCTCCCATGAAGATAATAGTTAATAGGACATTTTTTTAATTTATAGAAAGGAGCAAAATGGCTTGGACAAGTACAAAAGAACCAGAAATAAAATCAGCTTCTGAGGAGTTGGTAAAACAATCCCTCAAAGATGGTTGGTCTTGGGAACTGCTTTGCGAAGGAGATCATCTTTGTAAGAGCAGTACAGACTTTAATGAAATCATGGATCACATACATAGTGTCGATGGAGTTGTTGAAGTGCATATTCATAAGAAAGGTGAAAAGTCTGATTGGTGTAATATCATTCTATTTAATGGCGATCCAGATTGTGAGATCTCAGATTGTTATACAGATGGTTATATAGACAAGTGGACGGATCTGACCGATTTTGGTCAAAACATATTAGGAGAAAAAGATGCCTAGAAATAATTATAATCACATTAAAACAAATTTAGAAATTGTAACTTCCAATGCAGAATCTTTAAAAAGATATATTGATAAGGGATGGATTGATTTTGCTAAAGTAGAAGCTAAATCACTTGTTGAGTGTTTAGACATTGTTAATACATACCTGAACAATATTATTGAGATTGAGGATCGTTATTGGAATCAACAAGCTGATTTACAAAAGGAGCGAGAAAATGGGTAAGTTAAACGATAGTGATTTTCATAACGTGGATAGTGAACTACCTCATTTTTTATCTCAAATAATTGATATTCATATTAATTGGGACGATGAAAAAGAAGTAGATAACTTTCATGATTTTAGAAATAAATTTATTAAGTTAGTTGAAAAGCATTACTTACTAGGAGGCAAATAATGTATTTATACTACGTATCACACAACAAACATGGTGTAAGAACAATAGAAGCTAAAAACACTTACAATGCTTGTAAAAAGTTTGCTTCTCTTTTTAACCTTAAAAGCACATCTGGTATTAGTGCTTTTGTAATGACAAAAAAGGTGGTGGCAGATGAGTAAATTAAAAGACTTTTTAATTGGTGTTGAGGAAGAGTTTTCTCAACACCTTGAAGATACTACAAACGATGTTGCCTTGGGTAAAATAGAATACAAACACGGATCTATGGCAAGACAACATTGTGAAGATTTATTAACTGAATGGAATGGAGAAGATGATGCAGAAAAAAACTAATAAACAAAACAAACTTTATGATGATTTAAGAAGATCAACCAACATACATATTCTTAAATCAGTAAACTCAATGAGAAGAATATTAGAAAGTATAAGAGAAAGTGGTGGAAGATATATAACACTTGGTGAAATAGATGATCTAGAAGATGCAATGTTAGACACCATCAAATTTTATAATTTAAAAAAGCAAGGGGGAATACCTGAATATGAAGACAATGGTAAATACCAAGAATTCTGGCATAGTGATTATGTTAGTCCTACACACCCAAATGCTTTTGATCCTAAAAAAGTAAAGGAGGATAAGTAATGGATAAAAGTCAATGTTTTAGAGATTTCATATTAGAGTTATCTAATCGATTAGCAAATGAGCCAGACTATGAAGATAAACTGCAACCAAAATTTATAGAGTTATTAAATATGACTAGATGGGTTATTGGGGAAGCTTGGGAAAATGGTTTAGGTGGTGAAGTTTTTAATAATAAAATAAAGGGGGTTAAATAATGGATATAACATTAAAAAGATTACAAAATGTTTGTAAAGATATTAAGGATAGTTGGGACATGCCTAAAGATAGTCATACAAAAGCAGAATATAATGGTATGTATGAAGCACTTGATATGGTTGTAAAACATTTTAAAGAATTAAAAGATGGTGAAAAAGCTAAACCTAGCCCTCAATATACTTATGTTTATGGGGATGAGTGTAATGGTATTTGGGATCGTTTTAAAATGACTGTAAGAGATGATAATGATCGAATCAAATTAAAGTTTGTTGCATTTCAAGAGGAGGGATCTTATGAGTAAGGTTTTAACTGTAAATCAAATACAAAATAAAATAAACGATATTGAAAGTCGTTATTACAAAGGTTGGAATCAAAGCGAGGAATGGTGGAGGATCACAGGAGCAGTAAATTCTACCGATAGAAGACTTTGGACTTACTACCATAATTTATTAAATAAAAGAAGGGAGAATGAAAATGAGTAAAGAATATAAATACACTTACGCATTTAGTGAGCAAACTGTTGATGTAAGATACTATAAAGTAGAATCTAATAAAAAACTTACCAGATCTGAGATGCAAGAAATAGCTTGGTCAGTAGAAATGAAAGAAGGAGAAACCTTTGAAGATGAAAACGGTAAGGCTACATTTAGTGGTACTGAATATGGAGATGATGCCCAATATCAAATGGAGGAAGGATCTGAAAACTTACTAGATGGAGATGATTATGATTGGTAAAAAAATTAAATGTCATAGATGTAAAAAGAATAAAGCTTTACCAGAAGATATGGAAAATAATGCTTCTAATCTTTTACTATGTGATGACTGTTATACAGAATTGAGATACTTAATGGCAGATTATTTAGATATAAATATTCAGGAGATTAATATATGAGTAAAATATTTTTACCTATGGAAGAGTTTATAAAATACTCTTCTGAAAAAGCAGATGAGATAATGGAGATGAAATTAGGGGAGGAGTATTTTACTAGATACTCCTTCTCAGATATTGATGGTAACCAATGTTACACAGATGAGGGTCAAGATATCTTTAATGAAATTCTTGATAACGTAGAAGAGTTTCTGGCAGATGTAGGCATCTACCCAGAATCAGAGGAGGATAAAAAAAATGTCATACCAAGATAATAATTTATATCCTATATGGTGGGAGATATTTGAAGGAGAAATATATATTTGGATTAATAATAACAAAGAATCTGTTTCCAAAGACCATGTCATATATAAAAAAGAAATAGATTTTATTCAAGAACAGATTTCAAAATATAACATTTATGAGGGAGAAATAAATGAGTAGCGATATTTTAAAAGCACTTAAAGAAGCAAGTGTATCTATTGCGTGTTGTTTAGATGATGTTGAATCTGTAACTAAAAAAGACTTAGAACATATACAAAAACAGATAACGATATTAGAAAATAATTTAGATCCATTTTATGTGGAGGAATTGGAGAATATGAAAAATGAATAGGAGGATATATGTGTAGTTTAATGGATGTTAATTTAATAGATATTAATAAGCATTTTAAAGAGCTTCAAAGTCAGCTCTCAGATGCTTTATGGGAGGGTGAACTAATAAAAGCTAAACACCTAAGAAAAGAAATGGATGAAACTCTAATAAAAATAAATAAAGGGGAACTTTATGTCCCAAAATTTTGAGTTAGAGTTAAGGATCTTAAAGGTTCATAGCATTCTAAAAAACTGTGATCCAGATGTTAAAGATAACTTTGTTTATGATTATTGGTCTGGAGTTATGGAAGCTTTAATGAATAAACTGAATGAAGGGAGGACGTTACACTAATGAAACTGATACTAATTATCATCATAGTCGTTTTAATAATCGCTTGGTTGTTTGGCATAGATGACATTTAAATAAAAAAGAGGTAACTTTGACGCTAACGCTATCTTAGTTACCTCTACTTAAAGAAAAAGTTATAATTTCGATCACAGAAATTATAATAATTTATTTTACTAAATTTTTTAATATTTTTCAAATTATTTTTATTTTTTTTTATTTTGGTAGAGATCTACTACCATGGTGGTAGAGATTTACTGCATTCTAGTAGAGATTTACTGCATTCTAGTAGAGATTTACTCATAAAAAAAGCTGATGAATGACTAAAAACATCAGCTTTTTAACAGAAAGAAGATTATATTATGACTATATAATCTACATTAAGATTATAAAATATACTTACTAAAGTCAATTATTTTTTTTCTGGAGTAATGTCAATTATATTAACCCCTTCTCCTATTTTTTTTTCTAATTCAACTAACCTTTGTTCTAACTGATCTCTACTCATACCCTCTAAACTAGAATGAGTTATTTCTTTTTTATCAATAAACATGCCCGCCATCTGTCCAGCTCTGTACTCAGCGTTGATAGCTCCAGTGTATTGACCTTTCATTTCTGCCCCATCTCTAAGTCTTTCAAATGTTTTGTAGCGTTTTAATTTGTCTTTTTCATATTTTTCTTGTTCTTTTTGTAACCTCTTCTCTAAATATCTGCATACATGAGGGTTAAGATCTGGATTTAAAAGTTTACTAGCCATTTCATAGGGTTTACCATTCTTAGATGTATACCCAGCTTTAATCGCTGCATCGACCCTTTTTATCTGACCCCAATTAGCAACTAATATATCTACATAGCTTCTTTGTTGCGGTGTTAACTCCGCAGATGTTTTCATATGATTTTTCTTTCTTGGCATATATCTTATATATACCCAATTTTTAAATTTATTTCTACCTTTTTCCCAAAATTCTATATAGCACTCCCTTACAAACTTTTTTTTTAAAAAAAAAAATTGCAGGACTCAGTCCATAAGGAAATTAATATTTATATAATTATTTGATATTTTTCCTAGTTTTTAGGAATTTTTCCTAAAATTTTCCTAAAACTTATGTCTTAAAAATCCTTGTTTTCTGGTACTTAGAGGTGTATTTTCCTAGTATTCCTAGTTTTTTTCCTTAGAAACTTTTTTTTTAAAAAAAAAAGTTGTAAGGGACTGCATTATAGGAATTTTGGGAAAACTGGGAAAATTTCAGGAAACCACTGAGTCGAGAGCCGTGGTCATTGTTTCTCCAACCATGGTTAATATACTACGTCTATACATCAAAATATTCTTACGTATTTTATTACGCAACTTGTCATTTCTTTCTTGCATCATGCTTTTATATTTAACATCATATTTTTTCCATGCAACGTGTTTCGTGTTAAACCGCACAATTTTATTTTTACAAGCTTTTTTATAACTATAGCGTATGATTTCTTTATCAACTTCAGCCCAGTCACATACTTGGTCAAAAGCGTAATTATCCGATAAGATCCAATTATGAGCATTCATTTTAATGAGGCTAGACTTACGGTCAGTTTGATAGATGAGTGTTTCATCAAAGGCATTAATGATCACGGCTCTCCAAAGCTTCTGTTCAGGGGTAGGGTTGTTATATAAGATCTCTCTTGAGAAGTTAATACCCATTATTTTCAGAAGATACGGAGAAGCTACCATTAATGTGCATATTTATCTATCAGACCTGAAATGAGTATTTTGTAATTTTTAATAATTTTTTTTATTTCTTTATTTGGTTTATGTTCTTCAAAAACTGCTACATCAGAGTAGAGTTTATCAATGAAATCAACACGTTCCATATGTTCTAACGAACTTAAATCTATTACAAAACTATCTTCATAGTCCTTGTTAAGATTAAGCATATCGGATAAATTAATTTTCATACCTTATAGCCTCCTTCTATTACAGTAAATTTACGTNAACCACGCCTTACGATCTTTTTCTTTATCTTAGGTTGTTTTTTTTCTAAGATAAATTGTCCGACCTCTATTGTAACATCCTGAGATGCTTTTGTAACATACGACAGCATCTTTTTTTGTTGATCAGGGTTCATGCAATTTTCTAAAATTAAAGTACTAATATAGATATAATCATCAAATTGTAATTTTTTAGCTAAAAAATCAAATATCTCTGCATAATCTTTCATAATTCCTCTTTTATTTTCTTTTGTTTTTGATACGTGATATTTTTGCTCTTGTACGTTGGTAGCTGACTTTCACAGTTTGGGCATACAAATCGTAGATTTTTAAGCCTGTTATCATTATTAATACCATTTATATGATCTAATACAAGTATTAATTTCTCACCCTTCCATGTTGGTAGAGTTT